GAAGGGCGCGGAGTTGCCGCAGGATGCGATTGATTCCCTGGACGTGGACGACTTCGGAAAGGTGGTTGCAGCGATGACCCCTTTCTTGCCGGGTGGTCGTCAGTCTCCGAGTGGAGGCCAATCCTCGGACAGCTCTCCCTAGCCGTCCATTGGCCACCCGAGGCCCTGCTCTCCCTCACGATTGACGATCTCCTTTGGTGGTATGAAACCTTGGCGATGGGTGCGAAGTAATGCCGAAGCTACCGAAAGTCCAAGTAGAGATTACCGCGCTGGACAAGGCGAGCGCGGCGATCAAGGGCTTCGCGGCGCGGACCAAGATCGCGCTTGCTCCCATCGAGACCATCGGCAAGGCGGCGGGCTCGGCTCTCCGCGGCATCGGCATCCTCGCGGCGGGCGCGACCGCTGCCGGCTACGCCGTCTCGCGCTTCCTCGATGACTACGTGGAGCGAAGCAGCGAGCTATACAATCTGAGCCGGCAACTCGGCATCAACGCCGTGGCACTGCAAGAGCTTCGCTTCGCGGCGGGGCAGACCGACACCGGCGTTGACACCCTGGACAACTCGCTCAAGATTTTCAGTCGCACGATGGGCCAACTGAAGGCCGGCAAAGGTCCGCTGGCCGCACTGCTCAAGGACGTAGGGCCGGGCCGCCTCGCCATGCTGCAAGGTGCGAAAGGCACAGAAGAAGCCTTTGATCTCGTGATGCAGGCCATATCCGATCTGGAAGATCCGACCCGTCGCGCCGCGCTCGCTCAAGCCGCTTTCGGTCGTGGCGGCGGAGACATGATCCGCATGGTGGAGGCGGGCGCGGACGGGCTCAAGAATCTGCGCAAGGAAGCCCACCTGTACGGCATCCAGACCGAAGCCGACCTGAAGGCCGCCGAGGAGTTCGGCGACACCATGAGCAAGCTCAAGTCCATGCTGCGCGGCGTGGCAAACGTCTTGGGCAAGGAGCTTGTGCCGCTTCTGGAGCCGCTGGTCAAGCAGACGATTGCGTGGATGCAAGCCAACCGAGAGGCCATCGGAACGAAGATCCGCGAAGGCCTGCAAACCGTCGTCGGTTTGCTCCAGTTCGTTGCCGATCATTGGAAGGCGATCCGTAACATTATCCTCGTTGTCGCGGGCGTGAACGTGCTCGGCAAGGTAGTCGGCAGCCTCAACAGCATCCTGGACTTGGCCAGCAAGATCGGTCCGGCGATGAAGGCGTGGGGCGCAGGTGGGGTGCCCGGACTGCCGCCGGTGCTTGGGCCTAATGGTGTGCCGATTCCTGGTGCGGGGAAGATGGGAGTACTGGAGAAGATCACGACGCGAGTGCTTCCCGCCATCATCGGCTATGAGATCGGGAAGCCGATTGGCGAAATCATCGGCGAGACGCTTGCCGATATGAAGGAGATCGATCAAGAGGAGCTTGAAACCCGAGCGCGCATCTCAGACGTAGGAGCACGCCGCATGGCCGCCCGCAATGCGGTCCTCTCCCGTATGCCGAACATGGCCGGCATACCCGGATGGGCCTCGCTCATGGACAAGCCGCTTGTGATCCGAGTGGAGGGCAGCGGCCTTCCGGCGGGAACGAACATATCGGTTCCTGACTCGCCGCCGGGCGTGACGGTGCAACTGACGCAGTTCAAGCGCATGTGGGGATTTGCACAATAATGGGAATCTTCGCACAGGTCGCCTCGGCGCTCGGCGCACCCGGAGAGAAGAAGCGACAGCGCTTCAAGTATCGCGGAGTGCAGTTCGACGGTATCGACGTGGGCCTCGACACCGGGCGCGACGTGGTGGTGCACGAGTTCCGGCAGCGTGACGAGCCCTATGTCGAGGACATGCGCAGAAGCACGCGACGCTACAAGATCCGGGCGTTCGTGACGGGCTCCGATGTGGCGGTGCAGAAGGTCGCCCTGGTCAACGCTTGCGAGATGGGCGGCATCGCCACACTGGTCCACCCCGAGCTTGGCAATCTGTCCGTCGTTTGTGAGACCTGCTCGATGAGCGAGGATTCCAGCGTCAAGAGCTACGTGGAATTCGAGCTTGGCTTTGTCGATGCGGGCTCGGTCTACAAGGCCGCGGCATCGAAGCTGTCCAAGATGCAGGCCCTCGCCGCGTCCTTCCGCCAGACCACGCGGGAGTTCTACGCGATGCGCACGCAGGTCATGGCCTTGAATCGCAAGGTCCAGCGACTGCTCACCGGCTCGATTGAAGAACGCATGACGGCCATGCTCGAGATCATGGGCAGCCTGACCGGCACGGACCTGGACGCGTTCATCTACGCGGTGGGCGTGATCGCGGACACCGCTGAAACCCTGAGCGGTGACGCGGACACGCTCTCATCGACGTGGGATACGGGCGCGCAGTCACTCAGCGAGCCCGTCGATGCGCGGCGTGTCTCGACGACGCTTTCCGCCGGGCTCATCCAGACGCAGGCCGCGCTTGCCGCGGGCGGCGACACGGCGACCGATCAACAGATCCTCGTCAACGCGGCAATCCTTGACCAGATGCTCTACGCGCTCGCCGTGGCCCGCGCCGCGGAACTTACGGCCGGGCAGCAGTTCGCGTCCTACGAGGAGGCGGTTGCCGCGGCACAGGCGCTCGGTGACGAGATGGCCCTGGCCGAGCACTATCTCACGGACCCGGCCGCCTACAACGCGGCGGTAGAGGCCCGGGCGTCGATGGTGGAAGCGATCCTGCATGAGGCGATGGACCTGCCGCATCAGCAAACGATCATCTTGTCATCCCGCCGTCCGGCGCTCGTGCTCGCATCGGAGCTATACGACGATGCCGAGCGAGCGGCTGAGATAGTGCTGCGCAATGGCATTGCCGATCCCGGTGCGGTCGCTGGCGAGATCGTGGTGCTGACGGAGTAGCATGGCACAGACGCGCGAAATGGTGACGCTACGGGCTCGCGGCAAGGAGTTCGGCAATTGGACCGGGCTCTCTCTGTCTCGGTCCATCGATTCCTTTCCGTCCGCGTTCTCCGTGTCGATGTCGGCTGGCCAGCCCGGCACGATCAATCCGCTCGGCATTGCCACCGGAGATCCCGTCGAGGTGTACCTCGGACGGGAATTGCTCCTCACGGGCTACGCCGAGGAGGTGACGGAAAGCCGCGGCAAGTCCGGGCGTCTGCGCTCCGTCTCCGGCCGCTCGCGTGCCGTCGATGCAATGTGCTCCTGCACCGGAGAACCTTCGGAATTCCTCGGCGGATACCTCGACTCGATTGCGACGGCCCTTGCCGCGCCCTACGGGCTCTCTGTCGCGTCCGATGTGGTGTCCTTGGAGCCGCTAGCCCGATGGGCGCCGGAGCCGGGAGAGACCGTGATAGGCGCACTAGAGCGGCTGTGCCACGACGCCGGAGCATTCGTCACGGACGACGCAGCCGGAAATCTGATCCTCGCGGTCAAGGGCATGACCGCGGCTGCCGCGATTGATGCGGCGGCGTGCCCGGAAATGTCGGTCAAGTGCTCATCGGCAGACCGCTACTCGGAATACCGGGTCTATGGCCAGCGCCGCGGCGATGACGCCGTGTTTGCCGCCGATGCCGCAACGCCGGTCGCAATCGTCCAAGACTCGGCAATCGAGCGCTACCGGATGCTCGTGGTGATGGCAGACCAGCAGGCGGACATCGCCGCTTGCGAGCGCCGGGGCGTTTGGGAGGCAGTCACGCGCGCGGGCCGGTCGGCCGTGGCGACACTCACCGTCCCTGGCTGGCGCGATGGTGACGGCGTGCTCTATGCGCCGAACGTTCTGCGCCGTGTCGAAGACAGCGATCTTGGCGTGTGGGCGGAACTCCTTGTCACTGAGGTGACGCTACGGCTCGACTCCGGTGGGACCGTCGCGGAGATGACATTGATGCCGCCCGGTGCCTTTGAGCTACAGCCGCCAGAGGAGCGCAAGAAGCCCATCACGCACGGCTGGCGGCCTTGGTGGAATCGCGCGATGACGACGCTCGACAAGGCCGTACCGAACAAGGGCAAGAAGGCGGCCGCGCCGCACGAGGATTGGTTCGACTGATGGATCTGTCTCGCAGAATGATAGCACTATTCACCCGCGCCGAAGTGGTAGGCGTGACGGAAGGATCGGCGCTCCGCAAGCTCCAGATCAAGGGCATGGGTGGTCTCGTGCGCTCGGAAGTCGAGCACGCCGAGCCCTACGGCTTCACATCGCGCCCGTTCGTGGGTGCCGAAGCCTTCGTCGGCAACGTCAACGCATCCTCGGATCACGCCGTCGCGCTCATCGTCGCGGATCGCCGCTACCGACCGACGACCCTCGCATCCGGGGCCGTGGCCATGTACCACGCGGACGGCTACGGCATCTTGCTCGACTCGACGAAAGTTTCGATTGGCAGCCCGACGGGCACACCGATTGACCTGGGCGGCAACACCATCGTTTCGGGCACGTTGCAGGCCACGGTTTCGATGTCCGCTCCGGCGGGCACGTTCGGTACGCTCGGATTCACGTCGCTCTCGGGAGGTGGCGGAATCGGCGGCAGCGGCGGCACGCTTGTCGCGCCCACAATCAACGCCACCTCGGCATTCCAGGCCGCTGGCGTGCCCGGCGCTACAGGCTCTTTCCTCACGGGTGCTGGCCAGACCGTGACCTACTCCAAGGGCCTGATAACGGGGGTGGTGTAGTGGCTGCTCCGTGGGTCGCATCGGCACGCGCCAACGGCCTGCACACCGTGGAGGTCACGTTCAACGAGGCGATGATCGGCGCCGATTTGACGAACCCGGCGGCGTGGACGAATGACCCAGCCATCGCCTATGTGCCGCCCGCGACTACGCCAGTCATTGCGTCCGTCACCTATAGCGGGCTGATAGCAGTATTGCATCTTGCGTCAGACATGACACCGGATCGGATCTACGAGGTCCGCGCGCCGGGCACGATCACGAATCTTGCGCTCGAGGTCATCGACCCCGCGCGCCGTTGGGCGGACTATGTGACGCCCGGCCTTGCTCATGTCGAGTCCGGCGACATCCTCTACGCCGACCCGCTCGGCGGCCACATGGAGGACTCGCTCGGGTTGCCGTTCTATGAGCTCTTGCCGTGGTCGCCAACGCTGTCGCATGTCACGCTCCGCGAGGCCATGTGGATTTCGTTGCTCTCCGACCGCCGCGCCAGCGCTGAGGACGTGCTACCGGACGACCGAGGCCCGTTGCCGTACAAGGGTGGCTGGTGGGCAGACCAGTACCTGCCGACTTCCGGCGACCGCTACGGCAGCAAGCTCTGGCTCTGTCGCGCTCGCGGACTCACACAGGAGACCCTACAGGAGGCGCGATCCTTCGCCGAGGAAGCCTTGCAGCCGCTCATCGACGATGGCCTGTGCGCTCGCATCGACGTACTCGTGGAGGCGCAGGCCGGCAACCGGCTGGCCGTGCAGGTGACCGCGTACAAGCAGGATGGTGATACGATAGTCGAGCGCTTCCCGGACCTCTGGGCGGCGATAGGATTGTGACATGCTGATAACGCCAACACTATCCGAACTGATAACGCGCGTGAAAGGCGACCTGAACGCGCGCATGGGCAATAGCAACGCGCTGGTCGTCCGGTCCCTCGCGTGGGTCATCGCGCATGTGCTGGCCGGCGTGGCCTGGGGAATCTATCAGACGGTGGTGTTCCTCTCGACGCAGATGATCCCGGACACGGCGACGGGCGACTATCTGTTGCGATGGGCCACGCTCTTTCTCGGTGCCGGCAAGGTGCCAGCGAGCAAAGCCACAGGCACGGTGATTGCCACGGCCATTGGTGGATCGACGATCATAGACGGGACGCTCCTCGTTCGCGACGGCGGCGCGGAATACGAGGTCACGGGCGGCCCCTACGTCTGGGCGCCGGGTCCGTCATCGCAGAAGGACGTGACGGTGCGGGCCGTGGTCGCGGGCGCGGCGGGCAACTACGAGTACGCGGTCGGTGCGCAACTCACATTCTCGTCTCCGCCCGTCGGCGTGCAGGCGAGTGCGCCGCTTGGCCCGATGGCGCTCCCCGTGGGCTTCACTGGCGGCGCGGACGAGGAAAGTGACGACGAGCTACAGGAGCGCATCCGATTGCGGCTGAGCAGCCCGCCGCAGGGCGGTGCGATTGCCGACTACGAGGCGTGGGCGCAGGCCGCTGATGCTTCGGTGGATCGGGTCTGGGTGCAAGCATGGCCGATGGCGGGCATGGCGCACGGACAGGTGACGGTGCGCTTCGTCGTCGAGGGTACGGGCGCGGGTGTGCTTCCGGGCGCGGGGACAATCGCAGCCGTCCTTGCTTACATCACCGCGCGCAAGCCAGTCACCGCAGAATTGTCCGTACCGAATCCCAGCGTCATTCAGGAGGCTATCACTATTTCCATAACCGTTCATGGCGACGGGAGCCTGAGCCAAGCGGACACCTACGCGGCGATCCTGGCGGAGATCGAGTCCGCATTCCGCGAGCGAGCGGAGGTCAACCCGGCTGGCTCGACGTTCTA